GAAACTTCTTCTCATAAAAACCGGGAATACTAACTATGTTATAGTCACTAGGAGGATTCTTAATAAAATCATTGATTAGATCATCAAGCCATTTAGAAACAGGATTGTCTGACCCAACGTCGAATTTATAATACCATTTGTATGGATCTTTTGGTACATCGTCATAGTTATAGTCATCATAATCCTCTTCGTTATCGTCGTATGATTCGTGCATTTTTAACCAATACAAAAATGATCGCTAAGTTTATTCGCCAACTCTTTAGCGGACGAAGATAGGAATCTGTTGTTACTAAAATAGAGTGGGGTGCTTACTTGATTAAGGAACTCCACAACGGTTTTTAAAAGTTTGGTCTGCTGACCATCAAGGTTTAAATCTTCGTCCCTCTGATCGCTCTGTGCGTTGCTGCATGGAATGACCGGCATAGGCTCCCCGTGAGCAACTTCGACCCTTTCTTCAGTAAGAGAATCGTCATCATACTTATGATGGTCTTTATTAGACAATGATCCAAGTATAGCATAAGCCTTATTTAAGAATGTATTTTTATCTTGGTTTTTGTTGCGAAGATCATTTAGAATTTCTGATGCAACATTAGCCGATACCGGGACTCCATTTTCGTCAGACTGTTTATAAGCCTTGGCATATCCCTTATACCATTCGTCACTGCACTTTTCAGCAACTATCTGAATATTAGCACTGTGACCAGTTAAAGCACTCTTTAGATCAAGAACATTAACTGTTTTGCCGGTGCTACCAGGGAGCAAACTAGTAAAATACGGCTGCTTCTTTTCCCACTCTTTACGCCACCAAGTATAAGGAACTCGATAAATCTGATTTGGTTTAATTGCTCTTGGATCACCACCAAAATAGTTGACTAATTTCTTTTGTAGTCCACTCCAAAATGTTTTATTGCTACCAATCGTTTTACGACTAGCATCATCAAAAATCCAATAGCACTGATAGCCATTACGAGTATCTACAACCCAACTTGGAGATACAGGGAACTCGTTGATTTTCTTGAGGAATTCTTTTTTCTTGGTTATAACAATGCTAGGCTTAAAATATTTGCCTTGTTCGTCACGGCCAGCATCCATATCACAAAAACAACAAGTAAATTGCTTGATTGCATAGATTTTGCGACCACCATTAACGTAAAAGTAAACGTCCGAACCACTATCCCTATTAGCATTAAGAGCCTCATCAAGACGATCAGTGTGATTCATACTACTAATCTTTTTACGAGGATTGCCGTTATAAACAAAAATATGATTTTGCTTAAATGAATCCAAAAATTTCTTACTGTCTCTTAGACTAGAAAAATTACTCTTATCAAAAGGATTAAAACCAAGATTATCGCTAAACATAATATGTCCTGTTTCTTTCAATTATTCCTAAATATTGGGACGGCAACCGCTGCTATCATTATCAATATAAAAGTGGTGATGGAATCGAACCATCACAATAGTATTCTATTGAGTCACCAGACTTTCACTTTAACGATCAATACTGATCGTCATAATCCTCCTCAAAATCCTCTTCTTCATCTTCCTCGTCAAACTGATCCCAATAACTTTCGTCAAGGGTATTATAATCATCTTCATCATCTTCACTATACTCATCCTCAGTAAAAGAGGCTGAATAAAGAGGCTTGAGAAGTTCACCTTGATACTCTCCGACTACTTCATATCGACAAGTGCGAAGTTTCTCACAATTACAATCACTTGGAACACTAACAACATCACTAGGATTAATCTTAACGATCACAATCTTATCACCATTCTCAAGACTACCATAACCAGCAACATAATTCAATGCACCAGCATGAAGACCATCAGAACATCCTCTGGCTCTATCATCGTCCACCTTGGCTCGCTGCATTTTAACAATTTGACCAACACTATTGTCAAAAGTTCCACGATACTTATCCTTAAAATCATTCCTAACAGCCTTATAGGCTAGAAAATGACCATCCTCAGTAATAGGCAGATGCTCATGCTCAAGGAAATCATACAATTCCTTTTGACTCTGCATACTAGGATTTTCCATCAGATTATTAAGGAAATTAACAAGAGGCTGGAAAGGTAGACCCTTGCTCATAAACTCAAGAATTCTCTTGCTGATTGAGCCATGAACCTCCTCGCCCTCGTACATAACCTTACCATTCTTAATCTCTACAAGACCATCACTAAAAGTGCTAACAGCCTTTTCGACATCTACAATTTCAAGAAGTTCATCAGCAGTCGCACTAGGCAATGCCTCAAGAATCATCTTATAGTTAATATGATCTGGAAGAACCTGATAGGTTCTATTATTAAGAACCAGTGTCAGATTTCCATCAACCCACATAAAAGGAACACTCATTATCTATCTCCTTGTTTACCTGTGAAATCAACCAATTACATTACCCATTTGAACTCTAAATGACTCCACATCATTTAGACTAGTCAACCATTTACTCTTAGTACTACCATACCTATAACTATGGTTAGAATCTAATTCCCTTAGAGGGTTGGTGTTAGCATGAAGATGTCTCAAATTACCCTGCACCGGAGCAACTCCCATAATATACTTGAACAAGGGGTTCTTGTCAAGTTCCATCTTAATATTTTCTCTTAATATCTTGATACTAACCAACTCTACACCCTTGCCATTTTCTTGCTTGAGTAGTTTAGAATATTCATCACTATTATTGACAGCCCTACCATGCTCATCAGTACCGTTATATAGTTGATTGAGCATTATTAGAACATTGTTATACATCACATTAGTCTCTTTGATCTTTTTACTATCTAGACCATTAATACCCATATTACTTAATAGTTGAGTCATAAGACCAAAATAGTCTGTTGCCTTAAATCTGGTAATATCAAAAGAATCTCTGTGCATAGTATCTACAAAGAATTCCATTACCAGCAAACTATCTACAATATCCACAATAGTTTGGTTATTAATATACTTTTTATATTCCAGACCAAACATATTCATAATATGAAATAGAAACTGACGGTCGATAAAACCTTCGTTATAAGAGTGTTCCATACCATCATCAGTATGATACTCTTTGCGGGTTTTCTCCACCATATCATTATATTTGGTCAAGTCGCCAAACTTGTTCTGATTAAGATGCTGGAGTCTACGCTTCATAAAAGTATTAAAGTCTACCAAATTTAGACCGTCCTTCTCAAGATTCTTAATTGAGGATTGCTTGATCGCATAGATATTGACACCCTCAAACAAATCCTTAATTAGACCCTTGTATGTATCATTATTTGACCAACGATTCAAAGCACTAATACTTGGATAGTTATCTGTAGCCTTATACCTTAGAATAGGAATATATACAATCTCATCCTCTTCAACAAACTCATCTAGTCTATCAGTTTTTAGACTACGCATATAAACAGCATCGTTATACTCAATAGTAAGAGGATCTGTATTCTTATTGTCTCCAATAATCAGAAATACATCTTGATCGCTCACGCTACCTTTACTATCAACAGAGTTTCTCTTTTTAGGACTTGACTTGATAAGATCACGATAGTCTGACACATTAAGGATACTAGAGTCCCCAACATCTTCGACTAGACTATCAAATCCATTAATAACATCCTTATGATCTTCAGTATCAACCATCAAGTATGCAAAACAATCATTCTCATTGCAATACTTAGTTACAATTTTCTTTGCTGTTTCTGTTGCTGCAATATCACACCAGAAAAAAGCCATGTTTCCATTCTTTCTAGCATTGTTCCAATAATTTTGGCCTTTACCAGTAAGAGTTTCATGATGAATTTTATCTGTTAGATAAACCATCCTGCGAGAACGATAGCCCGCTGTACGATAATTAAACACATACAGATTCTTGCTCTTCTTGAGTTTATATTCAAGATCATTACCAGAATTGATACTGTGAACCTTATTATTAGAATCAGTCCACGAAGCACCAACTCCCCATCCGCCAGCCAGATCGTTCATCTGGTAATATGTCATAATTGCTTCTACTTTAGTTTTAGCAGTAGCAATCTTATCGCTAAAATTCTGTTTGAGTTCTAGGAAAATATCCTGGGTCTTGTCTCTAAGAGCCTTAATTACACCCTTAGTATACTGTAGACCCTCACGACTAACATCCATCTCAAGTTCACCAATACCAAAATCTAGTTCTAGATAAAGATTTTGATGAATAATTTCTCCAACAAAACTCTTCCAAGAGGCGATATCTGCCTTATTAAAGGCTCGGTTCCACTTAGCAATATGATCCGGGGTTTCGGCTTTTTCTTCCCCAATCAAATGTTCTGTTTGAACAGGGTAGGCGATATTACCCATGATAGCAACAACCCCACTATTAATACGATGATGTTGATTAGGGAATAGTTGGTTGTTTAGACGACAAACTCTCCAACCTTCACCATCAATAACAACATTTCGACTACTATATTCTTGCTCAAAATTCCAAGTAACGCCTCCACTAATAATAGGCTTCATCTTAAAGTAGTGGAAAATTCTAACAGCCTTTTGACTAAACTCATGGAAATCGTGCTGCTTAACAGCAAAACTAATTTCTAGACCATTAGGCTCACTGGTATCACAACTATGAATAAGGTTTAGGGTAGGAACACCACTATCATCAATAGCGGCAATATAAGTATACTGCTTACCATCAAAATAAGATGTTGTGGTAAAACTCTTAGTATAAGCAAAAGGACTCTTAGAGCCTAGACCAAGACAACCCACAAAGTCATTACTATTATTCTTGTTACTAGCACCATAGGTAGTATACAGACTCTCCATGTCGGCCTGACTAAGACCAGTGCCATAATCACGCACGGTAAAATTAGGATCAGCAGATGTGGGCAACTTTACCAAGAAAGGATTCTTATTGCCAGCACTAATATGACTATCATAAGCATTTGTTGCTAGTTCTCTAATAACAGCCATCACCTTGTCGGAATATAGAGAATCCGAAAGGATCTTAAACATTTTGCTGGTCTGAGCAATACTAAACTGATTAGTGCTGTTAATCCCAGCACTATGAACCTCAACCGTCCTATCTGCCAATTTCATTATATTTCTCCAAAAGTCCTGTGAATCGTTCCCTGTGTTACTCCATCATACCATACGCTTATCGGTTGTCAACGTCGGTTACTTGAATTTTTCTGAGCGTCGTCTATTAACTCTCTGTATGCTGATATATCCAAAATATATTGGAACCATCCCAATGTACCATATTGGTAATCCTATAGCAATAAACCATATTCCGTTAATAATAGATAATATAGATAAAACATATACTATAGATGCTGGAAAATTTAATCTAGATAAAAGATATGCTAGTGGCCCAATTAATATTGTTGATAAAACTACTAATGAAGCAATTAATGCTAAACCAGCCATTAACTTTCATCCTCTCTATTACTCCAATCGTCTTCTGCATCTTCTTCATCTTCACTATCTTTAGGAACCCAAGTATCACCGCTATCAAATTCATAAGTATCTTCATCTTCTTCGCCCTCTTCTGCTAGCATAATAGTAAAATTATTTAGTATTTCTAGCATCATATCTACTTTGAATCCTATGTTTTTTACTTCTTTTTTTAAGTCCTTAATTTCTGATAGAATTTTTTCTTGATTTTTATCTATATTAGAAATATCTCTTGATATAGCACTATCTTGCTTATACAATTCTTTGTGAGATTGATCTATTTTTTTGTAAATATCATCAAAATCTCGTGACATAGATAGTCTCCTTTTGTAGTATAAGTCAATATTATCTCATTTAAATATACACCATAAAGATAATGTTAGCCACACTTACATTCGTATTTATAACAATAGCAACATTTCGGCCCAGGAGTAGAATATCCCCAGGCATTAGAGTGACCCTCAAAACTTTCACTCCCAGTATCTATACAAACAATGTGCTTTTTATTATTTCTCTTAACCATACCGATATTATACCAATGACAATCCCAAAATTTAAGACCGGTTTTATTAAGAATATCATCAACTAGACGCTGAATCTGCATCATACTAATACCAGTATTTGCCTTAAAAGTTTTAGCAAACTCTGTAACATATCCCCAATCGCTAACAGGATGATATAGCACATTTTCATCTTTGGCAAACTTTAGTTTACAAACTGAAGTATAAACTTCTGGAGCCAAATCAAATTTTGCTAATTTCTTTTGATTGCTTAGTGCTTTGATTGCTCTTTTTTTGTTATAAAATTCCTTAAAAACTAACTTGGGATTATTTTTAATAGGATAAACTTGACAATATCCACCCTCATCAAACCAATCACTATAATCTATCTGATAAGTTTTATTTATCATGACAAATTTACTTTGGTTTCTTCTATGGTATTACCCATAATTTCTTGAGCAATATTTATTGCTTGAGATAAACTTTCTGTTTCTGTAATTTTTAATCCAGACCTTACATCGTCAATATGATACGAAGCATATACCCCATAAAATACATCGCTAAGTTCATAATTATGAAGCAGATAATCTTCATAGAACTCAAAAGAATCAGTATACCAATTTCCGTTTTCATCCTGAATTTCTTTTACAGTATCAACTAGAATAAATCTAAAATTAGGATGTGGGAAATCTGGCTTACTTTCAACGATGCCTCTATAAAACCTATTAGGCATTGCTACCATTGTCTAACCTATAGAGAGGAATAATTGTGTTAGGATCAAGATGTGGATTTTTTTGTAGTCTCAGATCAAAAAGGTCGCCTCTTTCATTAATTCTGGCCCAGGCAACTTCTTTATAGTCGAGATTTTTATTAAGTTCTTCTACATAGTCTTGGTTACAATTAAATAGTTCCTGATAAGAATCTGCTAATTTTTGACGCAATCTTTTCAGTTCATCTTTAGCATTAAGAATATTAAACTTAGTCAATTTCCAATACCCAGTATTAGAAGCATCCTCACAACACTGAATAAGATAGTCTAACGGATTTGAGTTGGGGTTCATAGTTCATTATCCTTAAATTAAAAATAATAGGAGCAGAGGGGATCGAACCCTCACTTGATGGATTTTCGTACCACTATAGTTTTCACTACCATTACTGTTTGTGGTCTGGACTATATCTTTACCATTACTAATTAGTTTTAGGTATCGCCTGTTTAGTCTCTACACCTTTCTGATTACTCAGATTTGGCTCGGTATTAGCAGTTAAGCCTTCACCGAATTTAAGCGATTCTACTTTAGGGGTTTCCTCCTAAGCACTCAAATTAACGAAAAAAGTCCATTGCCTCTGCCTAATTGGGCTATGCTCCCATAAACAACAAAACCATATCAAGTAAAATCATGAGGTTGATTAGGTTGTGTGCCTCACTAGTTTAAATGATATGGTCTGTTGCTTTAGGTTTTTAAAATCAACCGTTGGCGTGAGCCTTGAGGCGACGAACAACCTCTGCCATAGCCTCGACATTATCAACTGTCTTGGTTGGCTTTGCACGTTCCATGCTAGGAAGTTCCATACCCTTCTTAGCCAGAGCCGCCTTTGTACGAGCATAACGAGCCATCGTACTAGCAATCTTCTGACCAGTCTTAGCCGCAATTTCAGCATAAGTCTTAGAAGAAAATACCGCTTCAAGAAACTGCTCATCAGAGCAACGAACACGCTTCTGCTTATCAATAGTAGTTACATCAGCCATAATCAACCTCCAATTCAATATCCAAACTTACTCAGCAAGATTTGGTCACGCGACCAATCATTCCTGCTTTGTATCCTTATTGTATCCTTTGTATCGGCGTTGTCAATACCCAAACTTGATTTTTTTTGAACGCTGTCAGTTTTTTTCGTCGTTTGGCAACACAAGAGCCATTAACAAATAAATCCATAGCACAATACTACCAGTAAAAATTGCACCAAAAACAAATAAGATCCTTATTAAGCTAACATCAATTCCAGTATAGTTCGCTAATCCTCCACAAACTCCGAATAAACTTCTATTACTCACAGATTAAGCAAGACTTTTCATTTTTGTGATAACCATTCATTATACGAGTTAAAATCATATCCT